CAATACAATTGAGGAACTAAACATTGGGGAAATGATATTCAATTAGTTTGTATTTATCTGTTATTCAATAATCATATTCATATTGACAATCTCTACAATACATTTGATTAACTTCTACCTCATCTTCAATTGCTACTACATATGTAATAGTAGTTAGTATTTCAACATTATCACTTTTACATTTAGGACATTTCATTTGAATGCCTTAATGTCTTTGCGACTCGCAATTAGGAATTTGTCTACATTGAAATTGCTATTGGCCTCAACCGCCATTTCTACAATCTCATGTTCAGCCATCATAATTCCGGCAATTGCACCTTCAATTACCGATCGGCTATAAGGCAATTTCTCTGCCTTCTGATATGCCTTATTAATTGCCTTAGCCATTTTCTCGAAATGAATTCTTGACATTTGCATTTTAATATCGTCCCTCCGATAGTAAAGGAATTGCAAAATGATTATTGTTAGAACTAATACGATGATTCCGATAAGTAGAGGAATTGGAATATTCATCCTATTCCAATCACGTTAATCGAGTTATAAGCATTCTGAATTTGGAGCATTAGCAATACGTCAGTATTGGGACCGATCTTGCCGCCATAGGCTAGGACAGGCTTAATGCTAATCTCAGGCTCACGGGCCGCGAGTCGCTTAGTCATATCACCATCAACAGGCCATTCGACAGAATTCCATCCGGAATTGATAAGATCTTGAATCTGAACGGGACCGAAATCCTGAGACATAGGAATTGCGTAATCCGACATTTTAAACCCTCCGTTTGTTTGGCTTGTTACTACTATCTTAAGGCTTGTGTTATCTCTGTCAAGAGTTTTCTTGAAATCTCAGGAAACTCTCAGGATACGACGATTGCCCCTAGGATCATCGTTTACACCTAGGGGCAATCTGTCGCTTACTTACTCAGTAACCGCTACGTCAGTACCGGCCTTGTTACGGTTGCGCGGTCCAGACTTGTGACGCGCCTTAATCGAGACAGTGAGAACAGCGTTATCCGCCTTGTCTGCCTGAGACTCATCAATCGGCTTACCCTTAAGGGTAAATCGCGGCTCGCCAACAAAAGACGCGGTACGGTCCCGGTCATTAGCCGCCTTAGCAATGTAATAGGTAGCCTTGCTGAGAATATCTCCCCGCTTGCTACGGCTGAAAAGGTCGCTAGGAACGTCAACCTCAAAAGACAGTCGCTTGCCAGCCTTATCGGTAGCCGCGATCATCTCATCAATATCAGCCGCATAAGGGTTGTCCTTGCCAGCCGGGGCGACATACTCACCAATAACGCGAAGTGCCATTTTGTTTGCTCCAATTCAAATTAGTTTGCTTGGGATTGTTACCGGCCTTGTCTGCCGGGCTCAACATCAACACTACACCATCCGCGAGGGTTGCAAGACCAAAATTAAGACCGTTACCATTTCGTTATAATTGAGCACCCTTCATCTTTAACTTGATACGGCTCGACTCAACTAAGGTAATCCTTAGTTGAGTCTTTTTCATGTTGAGGATTATTCAAGTTAGGATAGCCTTACCTTAGATAGTTATTCACAAAGTTATCCCCATGTTAATAACTTTCTCAGGAAACTCACTAGTTTTATCCAGAATTCTCATAGTCAGATGATTCATAGGAATCATTCAGAAAATTTTCAGGAAATTCCCAGGAGGAATTTCGTGGGCGTGGGCGCGTATATGCGTATTACGAATTATATGCATATGGTTTCAAATAGAACTGCCAGAGATTGTGTCTCTGGCAGTCCTATTTTATGAGTGTTCGTTTTTCATGGTGTTCGTTTTTCGTGGTGTTCGTTTTTCAAGAGTAAATTTCCTCATAGGATGGTAACTCTTCTGCATGAACAACTTTACATCCGCATGGATATTCTTTTGCTTTAACTTCTTCAATAGTTTCTGCTGAAGTCATTGAAATAACACTACCCGCATGTTCTTGGTGTTTAAATGGGAGCCATGTTTTCCAAATCTTTAGCATTAAATCTCCTCAAACTTTAAATGTTTTTGACTAATCTGCTTATCGTATCTAGGATAAGTAATATCTTCTGAACCTCGCTTGCACCATGCGTAATAATTCTTCTCACTACTAAAATGATCCCCACCATGTAGAATAGGAAGTTGACAATGCATTTCAAACCTCCCTGAAATATTCCACCAAGTAGTATCACAAGTAGCAAGAATAAGATTCTTGCTATCCTCGTCCATAATTACTTGGAAGAAGTAGCCCGAATAAAGGACATAACAATACTAATCAAAGCGGCCGCTCCACCAAGATTAACAGCCGAAACATAATCAATTTGCGTAAGTCCAAGAGCACCCGTACCAACACTAGCAAGACCAGTCTGTAGGAATGTATTAACACCCCTAGTAAGCGTATCATTCCAGAAAGTTTTAGACTTAAGAGCGGTAAGAATGCCAGTCTCAGGCTCGCCAGTATTAGTGAAGGCAAGATTAAACTGATTCTTTACAGCCTCATTAATAGAAGCCGTAGTCTGCTCATTAATCTTATTGATAATAGCACTAAGATCAAGAGTCTGCTTATCAGGCTCAGGAGTAGGAATAGGATCGGTAGTCACAGGAGTCTCACTTTCAATAGGCTCAGGAGTAGGAACAGGCTCAGGCTCAGGCTCAGGCTCAGGAGTAGGAGTAGGAATAGGGGTAGGCGCCGGAATAGGTGTGGGAGCCGGAGCAACATACCCAGGATTAACGAGAGTAAGCCCGCTATAAATATTATTCCAATTGCTCACGGGACCACCATGAGAAGTTAGAAGTCCAACATTAGCAGACTCTAGCGCGGCAAGAGTAACACCAAGTTTGCTAGCAATCTTGGACATATTATCACCACGCTGAACAATATAATGCTCAGGACCGGCAGAATTAGAAGTAGGAACCACCACGGGAGTAACCACCTTTTCGTTGGCAACCATACTCTTAATATAGTTGTCAGGATTAATAAGCTTAGAACGATTAAGAGCCTTACCCTGACCCTTGAAAACACTGTAATGAATATGCGGACCAGAAACCTTACCAGTCTTACCAGAAATGGTAATAGTAGTTTGTTCTGCAATAACAGTATCTCCAACATTTACAGGAACAGATTTGTTGTGAGCAAAGAAATGAGAGTTACCAGCGGCATCGCCAATGGTAAGCCAATTTCCATAATCATAACCAACACCCTGCGTATTACCAGTACCTTTAAAAAGAACCTTACCAGTAACAGGAGATTTAATTACTGTTCCCTCGCCGACTGCGTGGTCAATGCCAGTATGCGTAGAACTGAATCCAAGAGAAATCCTGACGTTAAGCCAATCAGGAAGTGCATAATTACTCATTGTTGTGTATCCTCAATATTTTCCATTCGACGTCTAAGAGCATTCATTCGAGAACGATAATCAAGTTTCATCTCTCGCATTTCACCAGAAACATTATCTAGTTTATCGTTAATCTTATTAATTGTCTCTGTAGACTTTTCTTGTGATTTGATAACCTTATCCAGATCATCTCTTAAGTTAGTATCATGGGTATTAGCGACTTGTTCATGGGTACGATCAACTTGCTCATGAACGGCTTTCATTTTCTTATTAATAGATCGCCAAAGACCTAGACTAACAAGTGAGACTAGCCCTGCCAGACTTTCTACTAGAAGATCGGTAGGTTCCATTATCGTTTAAATATTTCTGTGAAAGTGTTGCGCGTATTAGGATTATCGAAATAAAGATTGCCTCTCCTGAAAGCCCCCCTAAGGTTACGAATAAAATCGTCACTATAAGTCAGTAGTGTTTTACCCTCATCCATCTTAGATGGTTCAAGAGTATAAAGCGACTCTTCCTTGGGCCGCTTAGTTTGAACATAATAACGAGATTCTTTACTAGAATACCAAACGCTAAACCAGCCTTGTGCAGTTTCAAGACTCATAATATAAATGGCATCGCCATTCTTCAATGCAGTAAGAGCGTCATTATTGTCTGCGAAAATATTACCTACAGCAAAATCTGCATATTCAGTATCTTGAATAAATTTACCAGTACGAGTTTCAAATACAGTTTTCTTGAATTCAGTAGAATCGGGGAAATGAACCGCAATAAAGCCATCTTTCATTATTACGATTTCATTACTAACAGGCTTGATCTTATAGGTAATGAAATACGGATTCATAATAGACACAGAGTTTGCAAGAAAAAGCACTCTAGTCTTATCCTGGTAACGATCTACAGTTACAAAGAAGTTCATGAATACATTTACTTCATTAGGAAGATACTGAACCATACCCTTTTCAATAATAAACTCATCAAAGATAATGAGTTTTACTTTAGGATACGCTACAGACTTTTTAAACTGTGCAGTAGAAAGCGCAACAAAATAGCCAATAGTCTGCCAATCTCGTTTCTTCATATCACGAAGATTAACAGGCGAACATTGAATGATACTACCAACAATACGAAAATCGTATTTAGGAAACTTCCATGAAATATCTGCTACAAAGGTAGCGCGAGCGTCTTTAACCTCATTAGAATATCTACGAAGATAGATAAACTCATCACCTTTACGAATAGCATCTTTAATGCCTTTTTCCTTAGCACCAAAAGTCTTACCAAGGCCGCGACCACCAATAAGGAAATTAAAGATAGCATTGACTGAAAACAGTCTACTATAATTATAATAAGCAAGTTTCTTTACCACGGGTATGGAGCCCCTCTATTACTCATATAAGTACGAGGATTTTCCATGTCCGAAAAAGTCGCCTGTAGTCCCGGCCAGCCTGATTCGCTAGTTCCCATATGGCAATGAGGACCAGTAGCATTGCTACCAGTTTCTCCTACAAAACCAACGGTATCGCCCATACTAACAGCATCACCAATGCTGAGAGTAGTAGCAGATTCCATATGATAAAACTCGTAATAAGAACCGTCAAAAGCCTGTAGTTTAATGATGTTTCCGTTGGAGGAAGTAAAGCCTTTATCAACAACCGTCGAATCAGCAATCGCATGAATAGATGCCCCTTCAATCCCACTATATGTAATATCAATACCAGTATGATTTACACCATTATCAAACTCTTGACTAACAAAAATACCGCTATGATAATCAACAGGCCAAATCCATCCCTGAGCAGGCGGTTCAGGAGGGGTATAGGAAGAACTGACAAGCCACCATTTACCAGAGCGATAAGCATACTTAACTGTACCGTCGTCAAAACGGATAATAAGAACGTTACCGCTCTGGTAAATAGTGGAAATGTCAGCCATGATCTTACTTAGTGAATACGGATGATTTCGATAGAGCCGGAACCAGCAATATTACTATTCCAACTAATACCGTAAGGAACCTTATACTGAATATCAAAACGTGCCTTACCAGCAGCAGTAACATTAACTACTTGCTTAATTCTATAGACACCCTTCTGATAATCAATAACAGTAATATTACCAGCAGGAGAACCATCGCTATCATAAGCAGTCATTGCACCGCGTTCAGCGTTAGCCCAGAAATTAGACTCAATAGTGTTTCCACCAGAACCGAAAGTACAACCACCACTATCAGCAGGGCTAATAATAGCCTGAATAGCACCACCAGAATCATGGTCAATATATGCATCACTGTCAATACTAGAAAGATCAAAAAGTCCTTCTAGAGTAATAAGATGATAACCAGGATTAAGGTACAACGAAGCACCACTATCCTGAATATTCTCAGCAGGAGTTAGCGGAGAAGCATTAACACCGTTAAGGACAGTACCAAAATTAATATGGTCAGAACTACTATTATTAATAGCAAATACTGTTAGAAGAGCAATACTATTACTAACAGTTTCTCCGCCTCCGCCTCCATCAGTCTCAGTACCAATATGAGCATAGATACCATCAAGTGCGGCACGAGTAGCACTAGGAGTAGAATCATCCTCAATTAGAGCGGCAATAGCACCATCATCCGTACCGCCTCCGCCTCCGCCACCACCACCAACAAGGTTTGAAAGATCATAACCAAAACGCATATCAGGACTATATGCGGCGTGATGATATACACCGTTAATATCTACCCAAACAATCTCACCATCGGTAATAGTCTCATTACCATTACCAAAATCATAAGTTGCAGTAGTAGTACCAGTGCCATCAATAGTTACATCAAAATTAACACCGGGCAGGAAATAAACATCACCATTAGCGAGAGCATAATAATTAGGATCAGCCTCATTAGGCGACCATCCCTGATTTTCGTCATTAATAGGGTGAACCTTATATTCAGAAACAGGGACAGCAAGAATATTAGGATCGGTTCCGCCTCCCCCACCTTCACCAATAAGACTCTCAATAGCAGTACGAGTGGCACTAGGAGTTTCATCATTCACAAGTGCCGCAACATCCGTATCAAGATCAGCCTTAGTCTGATACGGAGTAAGATCAGGAGTTTCAGTTCCTTCACTACTATACAAAGCATCCAGAGCAGTACGAGTAGCACTAGGTGTAGTATCGTCATTAACAAGCGCCGCTACACCAGCATCATCAAGACCACCTTCACCCCCGCCACCTTCACCCTCATAAAGAGCATCAAGAGCAATACGAGTAGCAGACTCATCATTATTAATAAGAGCCGCAATACTACCATCAGTAGTAGCATCAACCTCATTAACATAAAGCGAGTCAAGAAGAACGCGCAACTGAGAATCTACAGTATTAACAAGAGTCTTAGTATCAGCATCAAGATTAGTCTTCTGCTCATACCTACTATCACTCTGAGTCTTGTTGTAATAATCAGTAAGAGCATTGTTAATACCATCAACAGCAGTATTAAGAATAGTCTGGAAATCATCAATCTGCTGAGTAACCCAAGTGTGATTCTCAGCAATCTCATTAGAGACTAGAGTCTGCTCAGCAGTAAGAGCCGCCTCAACATTGGTCATAATAGTATTGACAGCGGTTTCAAAATCATCAGCAAGATCGGCAAAGTTAGTATTAATAAAACCAACAATATCAGTCTCAACATACTTACGGAAATGCTCAAACTTTTCCAGGAAAGTAAGACCATCCCGATAAGTAAACGGCGTAATCTGAGCAACAGGCTTAGCCGGAAAAACATACGGCGTAAGAGGCGGAATAATTCCAGACATTTACATAATCCCATCTAGAGAGTGATTGAAATAAGAATCAGAGTTGTCCCATACAAGCATGAAACACTCTTCAATCTCTGTAATAATCATCATGTCGATATTAATAAGAGACTGACGGTAACGAACAACAAGATCAGAAGCCGCACCCTGATAGCCGGTAACATGAACATCATTAGTAGAGTCAAGTGTAGTATTCAGAGTACCATCCTGATTAGAACTACTAACCGCTTTACTATCAGCCGCGCTAGAAGCATAATCGGCGTCGCCTGAAAGCATAGTTTGAGGAGTAGTAGAACTAACTGCACGAGAAGAATTATCACTACTACCCTCAGCATGAGTAGACTGTTCCTGAGTAGTGTTTCCAGTATTAGCCGTTTGAAGATCAATAGTAGAAAGAGCCTCATATTCAATCTGAGCACTCTGATACATTTGATTATAATACGGCATAATCTCGTTCATCTTACGCCGCATTACCAATTGGAACATATCAATCGTTTCCATACCGATTTCTCTGTTCCAATAATGGTCAATGATTAGGCCATTAAGATGAGGACGGTAATTCTCATCATAAATAGGATAATGGGCAAGGCCAATATCACCACCAGTAAGAACGCGAATGCCATTAGTAATCTCAACAGTTCCTCCTGTTAGTTCAATCGCGTCCTTAAGTTTAATAGTAAAGGCGCTCATTCTTCATTCTCACCACCATCATTATTATCCAATTCAGCCTGCCTTTTCTCATCCTCTTGTTCAAGAAATTCAGTCCAATAATCAACTGTTACAGTACGATTAAACTTCTTACTAATCTGTTCAGCCGCCTCTTGTCTAGCATTAAGATTGGCTCGCTTAATAGACTTAATAATCTCCTGGTTAGCATCTACCTCAGCCGCTACAAGACGTTCCTTCTTATCCTGATTAGCATTATCAATACCAAGATAACCAGCAAACTCGTTCCAAAGTCTAGTACGAAGAATATGAAGTTTCTCATGGCTAAGAGGCTCAACACCAAGATCAAGAGCCTGAACAAAAGACATATCCTGCAAAGGACCAGCAACTTGAATACCATTAACACCTTCATCAATTTGACGATTGATATTAACAATAGATAGTTTCTGATTCTCATTAGAAGTAAGAACCTTACTCTGTCGAGCATTCAGAGAATTAATCTCAATAGTACGATCAAGTTGAGCCAACTTAGGAGCGTAATTTAGAACAATATCAATATCTGGAATACGAAGATAATTAGTCCAAATCGGAACAGCATCTTTGGCCTCTACTCTCCGAGAAGTATAGTTACTACCAACTGTAAGAAAAGCGGTAGGATCATTCTCAAAGTTAAGGTTCCCTGCCGCACTACCCTTAGTTACAATCTCACCAAAGTTAGGATGGTCAAAGTAAATTGCAAGACCGTTATAGAAAAGAGTTGTCTCTAGGAAACGCGGATTAACAGTCTCGGGAAGGCCAGTCCACTTAAATCTATTAACAGCAATTTCAGTCATACTACGCATAAGTTGCCGCTGAATAAGCGACTCACGATTATTCGCAGGATTATTCTGAAACATTTTTCCATAAAGGAAATCAGAATAAATAGTATCAGCGTTACTAGGACGCCTATTACGCCTACTCATTAGTAACTAATCCCTTCAAGAATATTATTATCATCAAGAGAAGTAGTACCAATGTAAGACGGGCTAGACCAAACAGTAACACCCTTTTCAAAGATACCACGAATAATTTGCTTGAAACCTTCTGCCATAGGAGCAGTAGAAATATAAGTTTCACTCATCTTCCAATAAGTAAACTTAGTCATACACTTAAGACTTGCAGGAATATCAATAAAGCGATTAATGGAATAGCCATAACGAAGCCAGAAATCGCCAATAATAGCCATTGATGCCTTATCAAGCATCTTAAAGCGAAGAGAAATTTCATATTTACCAATAGCAAGATTATGAGTATCCCCACCAAACTGTCCCTGCAAACCAGGAGCAGTAAGTTGAGCATCCTTATTGCGAGCCTGAATAGCCGCAATGGCCTGAGCATAATCGCCCTTAGCGGACCAGTCTGCTAGATCCTTATTGGTATCACGAATATAACTATTAACACCAAGATTACGAACGGCAATTTCTCGTGCGGCATCATTCTGAATAACCGTCATTTGGTCATTCATGCCTTGCTGAATGTTATTGGCAATAGCATTACCCAGCGGGTTAAATGCATTCTCAAGACCTTTAGGCGATCCTGCCGCAGAAGAAAGAACTCCGCCTACAAAACTAGTCCCGGCACCAAGAATACCAAGATTAGCATTAGTTTGTGAACGAAGAAGATTAGCAGCAGTATTAGCAGCAGTTCCAGTAAGAGTATTACCAACTTGTGCGGCATTACTCTTAGAAGCCTGATCGTATGAAACTTGATTTCCCTGCAAAGCCTTTTGCTGGGACCAGTCAGCCTGATTCAAACCATACTGAATAGTACGAGCATTCTGAGCAAGATAAAGAATTCCCTCATTAGTAACGATAGGAAGAGTAGGAAAGTTTCCAATAACTAGTGCAACATCAAGGAACTCTCCGTTATCATCAAGATCATTAGTAGGAGAAGAAGAATTATACTTACGAGGAAAGAAAGTAAGTCTCTGACTACCAGGGAAAAGTGAAATTGCCTCTCCAATAATAGCATCAGCATTATTCCAAAGTTCCGGCTTAAGAACAATTACATTTCCAAGCCAATTTGTAAGTTCAAGAGCCATATATGGAAATGTAAAGAACTTCTTAAGAATTCTATACTTCTCTGGAATATAGTTCATCAGAGCAGTATCATTGCGCCAATTACTAAGAAGAGTAACATTCTTTTGATTTTGCTTATTGTAATAAACATCTGGCACAATGCCGGGAGAAGATTCACCAACAACATTAACAGCATTAAATGGTCCTTCAACTTCACTGGCAGTCCAAGCAGTATTAGGATAAAAATTAACAACATTAGGAATCATCGTAATGCTAATAATTCCCTGAGCAAACCAAGGATACTCAGAAAGAAGATACATTAGACGAGTTACATCGTCATAGTTTCTAAGAATATAAACATTTGCTCCACTAGGAATTCCTTGAACCATACTACCAGTAGCACTAGCAAGATTAGGTGCATCAAGAGTACCAGGATCAGCATTAAGATCAATAGTAGAAACTACCATGTAGTTAGGAGCATTAGGATTATCAGGATCGAGCAAACTAACATATACGTCCATAATAGTCTGACTTATATGTCTGATAGTCTGCAAATCTGTACCAATATCCATACCTTCACTTACAGTAAGATAATCCCTACCGTAATTATTAAAAGCATTACTATTGGCAATACCAATATGCCCCCGCTCAACATAAGCCTTAAGAATGGTAACATCAAAACCAAAAGTCTGCCAAACATCAAGTTGCAGAGTAAGTTCAGTAGTACCAGGAGCAATATAGGAAGCATTAGTAATAAAGTAATAGTAATTCTTCTGAACATCACCATCAATGGGCATTAGAGGATTACTAGCGCGAAGATAATTATACTTATTAACAACGTTAAGCGGAAGTCCAATACGAACAGGCTCATACGGCTTAACGTAAGAAACGTTATTAAGGACAATACCACTATTCTCAATTCCATCAATATAAGAATCAAGAGCCGCACGATTGTCAAACTTTACAATGTCTCGATAATCATTATTCCAAGGAACATTCACGAGACTGAGAACAGTACCTTGTGTCCAAAGCGAGTAATTAAACTCTAGCCCGAAACCATAAGTATTTGGAGCACCGTGCTGGGAATCAGCCATTTTAATCTCCTATTTTAGAGGATGGGGAGGGTCATTTAGACCCTCCCCATTCTCGACTAATTAAGCAGAATAGGTAAAGGTCCAGGAAGCGGTAGCACCCGCAGTAATTTCCCAGCCCGTCCTACCAACAGCCGTAATAGTAACAGGAGTACCATCAACAACAGTAATCTGCTGACCATTGTTAAGGTTAGTGGCACCATTCTTATACTGAACATGAGGAACAGCAGGAATAGTAATCACATTATCCGCAAAGGCCGGAGCCTCAGGAGTAACTTCCAGAAGACCATCATTATCAGCATCCGACACAACACCAGGGTTAGGCCAGAGAGTAAGAAGGTCACCAGTAATCGTGGCAGTAATGGTGTGAGTGACAGAGGAATCCTCAACACTAACCTCATTAATAGTCACAGACTCAGAAGCCTCATCCTCAGCAACGTGAAGATTACCAGTAGGAGTAATGTAAGTACGCGGAGACTCAACACCACTAAGCGTAAAGTAAATACCAGTCTCGGAGCCGTTACCAACACCAACAACAGAGTAAACACCACCACGCTCAACAGTAGTCACAACATTACCGTCAGTGTCGTAAATTCCAGCATCCACAATATCGGTAGTCGGAGTATCGGAAATGTTAATAACATCGCCTTCCTCAGTCGTAAAGAGAATAGCAGGAACGAAACGAGACGCACTAACAACCTCCCAATGATGCAGGAAATAATTAGTGTGAAGGCCAACAGGATTAATAGCACTAGTGGTATCAATCCGCTGATCCGCAATAACGAAGAAATCGCGCGTAGTAAGAATAGCCTGAGCACCATCAATACCAAAGTATTCCTGAGGAATAACCGTAGTACGAGAAGCAAACTCAGCCTTGTTAATATTGAAAGCACCAGCAAGAGCCTCAACATCAATAGCGGCCTGAGCCTCAGGAGTAATGAAAAGTTCAAGTTCATCAGCCTGAGCAACTACGGGAAGACCAGAAGCGTTGTAGTGCGTAGAAAGATACTTAAGCTTTTCAGCCATACTACGCATACTACGAAGAGCGGCCTTAGCATCATTAGCATCAGAATCAACATCGGAAATATCAGGGATATTAACCTTGAAGAATCCATCCGCCTCGTAATACGTCTTAAACAGGGAAGCAGTAAGAAGAAACTCATCCCAGTTATCAGAAGTAGTAGGAGTGCTCATAAGGTTGGCGATGAACTTAGAAAGACCATCATTACTAATGAACGCTCGCATGAGAAGCGGCTCATTAACCGTAACCTTGTAGTAATCCTGACGGTTAACCTTGTGATAAGAAGCCTGAACCTCAGGCCGCTCAACGCCGAAAATATCCTTTTCAAGATAATCGCGGTCAGGATCATAACGCTTAGCCTTAAGAAGGCCATTCATAATCTCTTCAATGGTATCGCCATACTCAAGCATACCAACCTTGAACTTAGCAAGAGGGTTGGTCCAAATATTAGAGCGAGCAACAACCATACCAATACGATTAACGAGACTATCAATAAACTCGTTCATACTAGGACGGTTGTTAATGAGAGCATTAACAGTAGCGTCAATGTTACCCTTGGTAGCATCAGGAATACGACGCTGATAATCAAGCGTAGCGTTCTTCTTGATTGCATCAAGAATATCGAAATTGTCCGGATAGTTAAACGGACGGTTATCCAGAGTAGGCATTACTCAGTCCTTCTTTCCAAAGAAATCGTCGAAATCTGCACCACTATTATCATCCTCAGTAACCGTTTCGACAGTTTCGTTACCAGGAACTGACTTAAGAAGGTCGTAATTTGCGGCCTTCTGAGCCTGGATTTCGGCATCCTTAGCCGCAATCTCAGCATCCTTATTAGCGATAATTGCATCACGCTCAGCAATTGCCGCCTCATAAACAGAAATGTCAGGCTCGCCACTGTCACCAGCATCGGAACCGACGATTTCCTCGTTATCATCAGCCATTGTATTATCCTTAATACTAGGGGAGGGGTGCTAACTAATTTCTTAGTTAACACCCCTCCTAATTTGGAGCATCCAACAGGCGAGCCCGGCAGGGTGCAACTGAAGTCTAGCATTCGGCGGGTATCAGCCCGTGCATTCCGCGCTAGCGCGAGTCGCCCATTTTGGTTGCCCTCGCGTCAATTCTATCAGAATTTCAGTTGAAAAGGAGTGTCTACAAGTACCAATCCTCCTGGCACAGAAACGGGAGTAAGTTTGCCATGAAAGATATTTCCATCATAAATATCATCAAAGGTCAAATCTTTGGTGACATTTTCAGGCAGTCCCGCAATATGCGTAACAAAGTTACCATCAGTGAGTTTTTCAACATATGCCTTGGGACGTATGTAGATCGCCTCTTGGAAATTGTATTCATGTTTCCATGCTCCAAGTTTTGTAGGATGAACTTCAATTGTATTTGGTATTTCATTAGTGAGAAGATGTAGAGAATCAGTATCAGCGTATGCGAAACAATCATAGTTTTCTTGAGCGGCACGAATAGTAAGATCGCGCGCCCAAGAAGTAATGAATACACCTACAGCCGTATAAACAGGATCTTTAGTATTATTAGGTCCCATCTTAAACTTAACTTTATCATCTTCTAGATAAGGAACCTTGCCAGTAACATTAGGATTACTAGCAAATTTTCCATACAGAGAATTCAAATGAAGTTTAGCAATCTCACGCTTACCGCCTGTAGATTCTTGTTTAATCTTTCCCCATTTATCAATATATGCATCAAATAGTCCTGTTGTTCCTCTGAACAACCATCCTCCGCCATATTCATAAATATCAAGATCGTAATGATCATTAAGAAGATCAAAGTCTACATTTGTAACCATAATAGTAGTAGGTTCAATAATCTCCCGCAAATATTCTGTAGCAACAAACTGATTAGTACCCTTAATTTGCAAACATGGAATATGATTTTCCTTAATCTTTGCAGTAAGAGTTACAGAGAAAATAGAAAGAGGATGATTCTTGTCAAGTTTAGGTCTACCATCAACAAATTCAGGCGTACCATATGGAAGAATCCTATTCTGCATTACACTTGGATAAAGAGAATTAACATCAAGAACCAAACCGCTACCAACAATTCTACCACTAAACCTATCATCAGCATAAGTAAAACCGCCTCTATAGGCGCGACGAATTTCTTTATCAATATTTGGCGGAAGAACAGGAAATAGTTTAGTAAAAGATTCAGGACCAATAATTCTCTTATATTCAGAAAGACTGTCACTACCAATAGTTAGCTTTTTCATTCCTTCTGCAAGAACTTCTGACATAGCCTTTGCCACAATGACAACATCTCGTCGAAGATAGTCCTCTTCTTCGGGAGTGATAATATGTCCAACTTCTCTATGCGCCTCATATTCAATCTCTCCCTTACTTTCTTCCATACCGAATGATTTAGCAATTCGCTTAACCGTCATAGGAAGTTTCTTAAGCGAATCGCGAAATTCAACGATAGTTCCGTTATCCCATTTAACCGAAATTGAATAGAACTTGCCCATAATACTGACAAGAGATTTCATAGTTCGAGGATGATTAAGAGTTTCAGTTAGAACATGCCTATATCCTTGTTTAAATAGATAATCAAGAATAAAATGACCATCCCATTTAAGATTATGAAAGTAAATAACGCAATGTTCACCTTCAATTCTCTTAATAAATGACTCTATATCAGTACCAATTTCAACCTTATCATATTCGGGAGTTTCTACATTTACAATTCCCCATGCCCATACGCGGCAGTCATTAGGATCAGTAGTAGATTCTGTATCTGCTACATAGATAAGACGCTTTCTATGAGCCTTAGCATTTCTACGGGGACGAATTTTCTTTTCAGGCAGTTTCTTTTGGTGAGCACCTTTTACAATTACTCTTTGTGGGGCTTTCCCGCCGAAATTATTTGCACTAATAAAACTCTCAAATGTCATCTTCGTCAATAATTTCTTTGAACTTATCCGTTGATCTAGGCAATCCCTTCAAATCTACATCTAGATTCATTGCCCATTCCATATATTCATCAACGTAATTAGCGATATTATCTCCGAGTCTGGCTTGCTCATTACCAGTAGCCTTAAGCCATGCCTCATAATCAGCAAACAATTTTTCAGCAAAATCTGAAAAGAACCATAGGCTAGTAAATTGCTTATCATTAAGTCTACTTAGCCTATTAGTATAATTACCCAAAAGGCCAGTACGCTTAAGAAAACCAACCATAGAACGCTTACCACCGTTAATCTGATTACGAACATAATCAGGACGCGACTTTTTCTTAATATCAGCAGTAAGTTTCTTTACCTTATCGCCAGAAACTTGTCCACCAAGAGAACTATTAATAGGCGAGAAAGGATTATTAACAATCCCGCGATTGCTACTTCTACCTTCTGGCCTAATCTGCTCAACATACTCTTGAATAGTATATGGCTTACCAGTGGAACTAATCTTACTAGGAAGAACAATATCTTTTACTTGCTGAAAAGTAAGTTCTCCACGACTATTAAACTTAGCCTGAACGTTAGTAAGAATTTCCCAGTCTGACTTCAAAATTGGAACATTATCAGAACCTTTAACAAACTGAGTAGAACGAGCATTAAACAATGTCAAATTCTTGACATAATTCTCAAGTTCTCTTCGATTCATTCTGGCACGAGTAGAATAATCTAGACGCGGATCATACTCAGAGCCACCAACATTAAGACCCTGTTTACGCAAACGAGAAATCTTATCTGTTGTTCTCTTTTGTAGTTTGCTCGCTTGATTTCTAAGATTTTCAATTGATTCAAAGTTCTTTTTGCGAGCCATTTTAACGTCCTAGATTGTGAATAGTCCTAACATCATTGAAAATACCAGTAGCATTACGGTTAATATAACCGACAGAACGCGACATAAAAGCATTCATTTCAGCAAGGTAATCAAGAAGTTGAGACTTATTATACTTAGCAACTACTTTAAGATCGCGTCTAGGATCTTCATTAGAACCACGAAGATCAACACCAGTACGAGCCTTTAGACGGTTAAGCCTAGCGGTTACTTGTGTACGCCTAGTGCGAATAAGACTACGAAGATTATTAAGTTCATCTTCCTTAAATGTAGGCATCCGCATTCTCCAATTCCTCAGGAGAAAGATTAAGAAGAAGAAGAACATCCTCAAATGTAGAAGGATGGGCAAGTTGCCTAGACATGACAAAAGGACCGTCCTGAATAAACAGGCAAATAGTCCAATGTCCACATTCCAACTTACGAATAACAATAGGGGCTTTAAACATATCCAACCTCCGACATATAACAAATCTTTGCTGAATCTTGCCAATTATTACTATACATCTTTTTAATATCATCAAGTTGAAGCATCTTAACAATATCAAACGCAGACATTTGTTTAAAACAAGAAATATGTAAATCTACACCATAAGGATTAGCATTCACATATGTCTCAGTTGCAATAATTTCCATTCCACATTTATTGCAAGTGCGAATAGTGGTAGTTGAAATAGCCATTCTATCCCCTTTAACTGAATGAGTTATCTGACAGTAAAACAATGGGGCTATCCCATTTAAGAGATAGCCCCAAAGTTTCAGCCTCAGACGAGGTTAAAGGTGAAGAACTTGAATCCGTTATTACCCTTCTGCTCAACAACCTTAAGAGCGACAGGCTCAGGCCACTCAGAAGGCTCACCAAGAGTCGAGAAAAGATTCTTGACAGCAGTCATAAGACCAATCGACGTCCCGTGATAAGCCTTGTTCTCAGCATCAATGAGAATAACGCGCGGAGCCTTGTTAATCTCACCAGTCTCCTTATTAAGAAGATCAACAGGAACAACAATGACATTCGTCAGAAGAATAGTCTCGTTGAGATAAAGGTCAATCGGCTCAGAAGTAGTCTGAGCCTTAGCAATGATCTTCTTAGTCTCGAAATCAGCACCCTTAAGTGAAGAGTAGAAAGCAGACTTAGGATCATTCAGGCTAGCAATCGCCGAATTAACATCAGTGGCACCAACAGCAACAAGAGCGGATTCCTCATCCACACTCTCATCAATAGAGGCATCAACAACATCAACGTCGGGCTCAACCGTGGAATCAACCAATTTCTTATCCTTACTAGTATTATGGATATTGGATTTATTATCGTCCGATTTGGCCTGACTGCAATCATCCAATTTAAGCCTAGTCTACTCGGACAACATAGCCTAGGGGTTATCACGGGATTTACGTCTCCCTATAACCTCTAATATCTCACGATACTAGCAAAAGCCTAACCAATGATTTGCAGATCAGGGTTAGGAGCAATCTTAGTAGGTTTACTAAGGTTCCTAGTGGAAGAGAAATTAACATCGGAGGGGAGATTAATTTCAGCAGCACCAATCGGAACTAATTAACATTACCAGGAATATCTCAGACTTCATGTAACGAAACCTACAAAATTACGATCAATAATTTGTAGGTTTCATCAATTGACAAAATATTAAGATTCATATTATTTGAATTATCATTATTGTATGATTTCTACAAAGGATATGTAATAAGATTGTATGAATACGCAAATATCAACAGAAATGAGAAGGATAGTATGATATATTATAGTATTGTATGAATGCTACAAAGAATAGTGAATTCATTTGTAGGATATGTACAAAATGTTAAGGGATTTGTTATTAT